AGATCGGTTGTGTGTTTATCGATCCCTTCGTCGGCGCCCACAACATCAACGAGAACGACAACATGGCAGTCAATGCCATTGTGGCGGAAATAAGGCGCGTGGCTGACGAGACAAAGTGCGCCATCGGACTGGTCCATCACATCCGCAAAGGCAACGGGGAAGATGCCAGTATCGACAGCGTGCGTGGTGCAGGTAGCCTGATTGGGGCGGCACGGGCTGCGCGCGTGGTCAACCGCATGTCACCAGATGATGCCAGCAAGTTTGGCATAGACGAGAACGAGGCGCGCAGCATCTTCCGGGTGGACGACGGCAAGGCCAACCTGGCACCGCCAGCCAGCGCCGCTGTCTACCGCAAGATGGAAGGCGTGAAGATCGACAACGGTGAATGGATCGGCGTCTGCATCCCCTACAGCCTGCCAGACGCCTTCGACGGCATCAGCGGCAAGGATGCCAAGGCCGTGCAGCGCCTCGTTGCAGACGCTCACAGCAGTGGCGAACCTTTCCGCGAAAGCTCTCAGTCTCCAGAATGGATCGGCGTGGCTGTGGCAGACCTGCTCGGCATCGACATGACCGACAAAAAGGGAAAGGCTAAGGTGTCGACGATGGTGAAGACATGGATCAAGTCAAACGTCTTGTCGACCGAGAAAATCTTCGACCAAAAGCGCGGCAGAGAAATCTCCGTCGTCATCGTCGGAGAGTGGATCAACAGCGATGAGGTTGGCTAAAACACCCTGCACACCTTGAAACTCTCAGGTGTGCAAGGTGTGCAAGGTGGGGAAAGCCAAGAAAAAGGTGCAATGCAAACAATGCGTTGCGCCTTTTTGACGCGCAATCAAGGTGTGCAGACAATTCCTTGCTCAATGCGGCATCATGTAGTATGAAGAAATGGAGGGCGCACTGCGCTAACAGCCGCCCTCCTGATCGCAACCCAATGTGGAAAGGGGGTCGCAATGACCAATTCGATACATGCCGACGCGCCACTGAGCAATATCCATCCCGCCGATGCACTCGCCGAAGTGCGCGCCGAGATCAAAGCCTTGCAGGTAAAGGAAACCTTCTTGCGCGAGAGGCTTCTGGCAGACGGCGCAAGTCTGATCGGGGAAGCCTATGAGGCCAGCGTTTCATCTCAGCGCATTATGAAGCTGGACCAAGAAAAACTCACGAAAGCCCTCGGCGATCTTGAGCCTTACAAGTCCGAGAACACGCTGGTGATGGTGAGGGTAAAGAAGCGCAAGTGATGTGCTTTTCAGCTTCCCCACCTGCTTTGCTTGAGTCCTCCGGACTTTACAAGGTGGTGTGCAACGTGTCAAGCCCCCTACGGCTTCGCAAAAATCCGACGCAAAGCGTCTCGTATTTTTTGCTCTGCGAAGATGGCTGTGAGGTTGGAGGGAGTGCTTGATGCACGTTATGGCTACACCCACCACCCCACCTGCCGCCCTTCGGGCCGCTTGCGCTCGGCAGGTGGGGAAGTGGGTTCCGCATAAACACAGCAAGAGATGAGACCAATACGATGGCACAGAGACCAACACGCCAGAAGAAAGACGACCGCATCCTGCACAAAGGAGCGACGGCCAATGAGATCAAAGCGGACCTGTCGCTGGCACCCTTCGACAAGGCCGTGCGCGAGATGGACAAACGCTGGGGCATCGACCGCCTGCCCGAGCTTGTCTCGACCGAGAGCGCCGCAAAGTGGGGGAAGGCGATGGCTGGCCTGAACGCGGCCATCGACGCACAAGATCCCGACAAGGTAAAGTTCTGGGTAGAGATCTGCTTGCGTGGGCTGACCGCGATGGACGCCGAAGCCGTCAGCCTCGGTCGGCCCGTTTCCGATCCTGACATCTGGGAACACGAATACGAGGGCCAGGTCTACGGCATCATCGAGGATGGACGCGCCTGGCCGGCCGCCTATGCCAAGCGGCCCGGCATCGCGATCCACACGATGCGTGAGGTGGCCATCGCCCTGCACGAACACCGCAACGGGCTGGTGAACGCGGTCAAGCTGGCATTTCCTGGCGCCGAGGTAAAAGCCGTGCGCCGACCGAAGGCCGATCTGGAAGATGACTTTGACTTTCTCAGCGATGGAGTGATCGAATGACCAACACCATCTACATCACGGGCGAAACCAAGCCCGACGCCTTCGAGCGCGCCTTGGGCGAGGCTGAGAAGGGCGACCGCATTGTCTACTGGCAGGGTCAGTTTTGTGGTGGGTCTCACAGGCACGCAGCGGCTAGGGCGGAGACAGAGAAGCGGTGTTTCCTGTTCTGTCGCAGAGCAGGGCCAGGCTTCTTTGATTACATCGCCGTAAAGCGCTGACAATATTGCCACACTGTCAGGTAATTGACCAAGCAGGCATATTGAGGTAATGAATATGGGCCGGGAGGTTGCACCCTCGACCGGCCCAACATCAGCGGAAGGAACCCGCCAATGCTTGACAAAGCAATACCAGATGCCGCCGTTCTTCGTCAACTCTTGCGCTATGAGCCAGAGACATGGAAACTGTTTTGGCTTCCGAGGCCGATGGAGATGTTTAAGTCGGAAAACTCGTTCCTGACGTGGAACTCAAGGTTTTCTGGGAAAGAGGCATTCACATATGTTGACCACGCTGGATACAAAACTGGCAACATCCTTTCGGTAAAAAATTATGCTCATCGCATAATTTGGACAATGGAAAATGGCGGAATCCCTCATGGGAGGCACATTGACCATATCAATGGCGACAAGACTGACAACAGAATGTCAAACTTGAGGTTGGCAACGCAGGCCGAAAATAACAGAAATTCTTGTTTGAGGTCTGACAACAAAACTGGGGTCAAAGGCGTCTCTTGGCTTTCTTCAAGAAACAAATTTGTCGCTGATATCTGCGTGAACGGCGCGAGGAAGCGCATTGGTTATTTCGATACCAAAGAAGAAGCCAAGGCCGCTTATGTATTCATGGCCGAATCGTTCCACGGCCAATTCGCGCTACACAACAGGCCAAACCTATGACCAGCCCCCACCATCCGCTCGGCTCACAGCCGCGCCCCATCGGCAAATACACCAGCGTCTCCGAAGCAGCCCGCAAGCTCGGCATCACGCGCCAGGAAGCCAAGCGCATCCTCGATCCGTCGCGCTTTCAATCCGAGCCGCAAAGGCGTATAATGCGCGATAGACAATCTGCACCGGGAAGCGACAGATGAGCAGGCCATTTCCGACATATAAAACCGTTTCGGTCGCATCGCTGGTGCCATACGCCCGCAACAGCCGCACCCACTCGCCACAGCAGGTTGACAAGATAGCCGCCAGCATCCGCGAATTCGGGTTTCTGAACCCAATCATCGTTGACGGTGAGAATGGCATCATCGCAGGCCACGGCCGCGTCATGGCAGCGCAAAAGCTGGGCCTGGCCGACCTGCCAGTCATCGAGGCATCGCACCTCACCGAAGCCCAGCGCCGCGCCTATGTCATCGCAGACAACCGCCTTGCGCTGGACGCAGGCTGGGACAACGATCTGCTCAAAGTCGAATTGCAGGATCTGGACAGCCAAGGCTTTGATCTGACGTTGACCGGGTTTGAGGTTGGTGAGATTGCCAACTTCCTGGCCGAGGAGACAGAGGGCCTCACCGACGAGGACGCGGTGCCAGAGGTGCCGGCCGTCCCCGTGACGGTCGAGGGCGACGTGTGGATATTGGGGCGGCATCGGATCGCTTGCGGATCGTCCACTGACGCGCATACGGTCGAAAAAGTTTTGGCAGGCGTTAAGCCGCACTTGATGGTGACCGACCCTCCGTATGGCGTAGAATATGAGGCTGACTGGCGCAACAAAGCTAAGAGGGCTGATGGCTCAGTGATCGGCGGTAAAGCCGTTGGTCAAGTTCTCAACGACGACAAGGCTGATTGGCGTGAGGCGTGGGCGTTGTTTCCTGGTGACGTGGCTTACGTTTGGCACGCTGATCGTTTTTCTCATCGTGTCGCTGAAAGTCTTGAGGTTTGCGACTTTGAAATGCGGGCGCTCATCATTTGGGGAAAAAGCCAGTTGGTGATTGGTCGCGGCCATTATCATCCGCAGCATGAACCGTGTTGGTATGCAGTGCGAAAGAAGGCTACGGGTCACTGGGCTGGCGACCGCAAGCAGACGACTTTATGGCAGATTGCCAAGCCGCAAAAGTCAGAAACTGGGCATTCAACTCAAAAGCCTGTTGAGTGCATGAAGAAGCCTATTGAAAACAACTCGTCGCCAGGGCAGGCGGTGTATGAGCCGTTTAGCGGAAGCGGCACGACAATCATCGCCGCCGAGCAGACGGGACGCTGCTGCTACGCCATCGAACTCAATCCAGCTTATGTCGATGTCGCGGTCAAGCGATGGCAGGACTTCACGGGCCAGCAGGCAACGCTGGAAGCGACCGGCCAAACCTTCGCTGATCTCACAGCCAAACGAGAGGCCGCATAATGCCAGCAGTTCCCCCAGATCGCACGCACAAGCCAACGCCGGAGCAGCGCCAGATTGTCCAGTTGCACGCCACCATCGGCACGCCGCAGAAAACCATTGCTGGCATCATCGGCATTGATGACAAGACACTCGCCAAGCACTACCGCGAGGAGTTGGACCTTGCGATGGCCAAGGCCAACGCTGCCATCGGCGGTGCGCTGTTCAACAAGGCCAAGGGCGGCGACACCACCGCGATGATCTTCTGGATGAAGACGCGGGCGCGCTGGGCCGAAAAGCATGAGATTGACCACACTTCCAGCGACGGCACCATGACGCCGAATGTGATTGAGCGGGTGATCGTGCAGGCAAAGCCTGATGGCCAAGAATAGGCTGCAAATCCCAACGGCGGCCGCCTTCATGCCGCTGTTGGATCCATTTAGATACGGTGGTGTATATGGCGGGAGGGGATCTGGAAAATCTCGTTTTTGCGCTGGATTGGTCATTGAGGAGCATCTGCGCTTTAACGGCCATCGCAGCGTTTGCATCCGCGAAGTGCAGAAGTCCCTAAAGCAATCCGCCAAGAAGCTGATCGAGGACACGCTGCAAGCCTACAACCTCGGCGAAGCGCAGGGCTTCAAGGTCTTCCGCGAGGTGATCGAGACGCCAGGCGATGGGCTGATCATCTTCCAAGGCATGCAAGACCACACCGCAGACAGCGTGAAGTCGCTGGAAGGATTTGACATCGCTTGGGTTGAAGAAGCGCAAAGCATGTCAGATCGTTCTTTGTCACTTCTCCGTCCAACGATCAGGGCGGAAAACTCAAAACTTCTTTTCAGTTGGAACCCTACTCGCCCGACCGATCCGATTGACATGCTGTTGCGAGGTGCAAACCTTCCGACAAATGCTGTGGTTGTTAAAGCAAACTGGTCGGATAATCCTTGGTTCCCTGCCGTGCTAGAGCAAGAGCGCATGGATTGCCTCGTCAACCAGCCCGAGCGATACGGCCACATCTGGGAAGGCGAATATTCCACCGTTCTCGAGGGCGCATACTATGCCCGCCATCTGACGGACGCCCAGCTTCAAGGCCGCATCGGCTTTGTGCCGCGTGATCCGCTGATGAAGATCTACGCCTTCTGGGACATCGGCGGAACGTCGTCAAAGTCGGACGCCACATCAATCTGGATCGGGCAGTTTGTCGGCCCCGAGGTTCGCATCCTGAATTACTATGAGGCTGTCGGCCAGCCCTTTGAGGCGCACGTCAACTGGCTGCGCGCCAATGGCTATGAGGACTGCATCTGCGTGCTGCCGCATGATGGCCGCAAGCACGATCAGGTCTATGCCGTCACGCCGATGGGCTACCTTGGCGAGGCTGGCTTTGCGGTTGAGATCGTGAAGAACCAGGGCGCTGGCGCTGCATTGCAGCGTATCGATGCTGCACGTCGCCTATTCCCGGCAATGCGGTTTAACGAGACGACAACGCAGGGCGGGCGGGACGCCTTGGGATGGTACCACGAAAAGCGGGACGAAACACGAGGCATCGGGCTTGGGCCTGAGCATGACTTGGCATCACACGGCGCCGACGCGTTTGGCCTGATTGCGGTGTTCAAGGCCGGCATGGCTTCGCAGGACGACTGGGGCCAACCTTTGCGGCGTGGGCTAAAGGGCGTCCTTTAAGCGCCCACCAGTCATTTGCCC